TTATCATCTGCGCATGGATCCAATGTAAAACCAAATTCTTTGTTGAGTGCATCGAAAAGATCCTGCGGGGTTCCCCAATCGTCTTTACCGGTGCTAAAGTGTACCTTATCCATTGTTTAACCCTCGCTTTCTATCTCCTGCGCCATTTCTTCCATTGCTGCCATATCCCACCCGATCGCTACCTCGGCAATATCGTAATCGTAATTATTGCCCTTTTGTTTGTCCTCTTTTATCCGGTCTGCTATGTATTTCTCTGCCGCCTCATGTGTCGGGCATATTGCAATAACCGGAAATGCGCCTTCGTGGTAATTATCAATTACCGCATGAATATTTTTGTATTCGCTCATGTTCTCACGCTCCTAACTGCTTACTTAAAAGAAATTCATACATTTCTTTGTATGTCGCTGCCTGCTTTTCTGCCGCCTGCTGCCGCGCCTCTGCCTCCGTCAACTGCTGCCGCAGGTTTTCCCCCTCTGTCTTTTGATACAACATTATTTCTTGAAATTCTTTGTTGCCCTTTTCCAATTCTTCCAACTGCTGCCGGAGGCTCTCTGTTTCCTTTTCCGGTTTCGCCTCTGCCTTTATCCCTACTGAAACCGCCAAACACTGATCTAATGTTTTCATTTCGTCCGGTGTCAGCGTTCCGATCCATTCCCCGATCCTTTCCTCGTACACGCTGCTTATTTGCTCGCATAATACCGTTGACGGTCTTAATGCCGATTTTGTGATAAAATGCGTTGGCAGGTCTGTTTTTGGTTGTGTTGTCATATAGACAACCTCGTAAACGGTGCTATGTCGGTTATTTTCATTGTTTGATATAATAACCGCAGGGCGATCTGCCCTCTGTTCGCTGCCGATGCTTTGGCGGGTATCGCGAATATAATAAATGTCGCCTCTCTTAATCATTGACCGCTACCCCCCCACATAAATAATTTTTCTGTCGCTCTGAAATGCTCTTTTGCTTTCATGCTGCGATCAACCTCCTTTTCCCAAATTGTTATAAAATCGTCCGGTGCGCTTAATTCAGAAATCAAAACTATATTGCACCGGCTCCATTCCCTCATAAGCTGCCAAAACTCGCTATAATCAAACTGCCGCGCGTTTCCGTACCGCTTTGTACCCTCATAGGGTGGATCGCAATATATCACGCACCCCTCCGGCGTGTACTCCCTATAATCTCCGGATCTAAAGTCGATGCCGAACACGCCGCCCTGCTGTATCTGCTGTAAAATATTGTTGCGGCTCTCTTGGTAATAATCCCTTACTCTGCCTTTGTCTTTCCCATATCCGGCATAGCCTCCATCGAAAAACCTGCCGTTGTATGATGCAAGGAAACCAACCGCGCCTATGTACCATTGCGGAAATTTGCAGCCGCCCGCGTTGTAATCTTCCCTTGCGGCGTTGTATTCTTCCCTTGTTACCTTTTCCGGTAACTCCCCCCCTACTTGCAAATATTTGAATAGCGCGATCAAATACTCGTTTTTATCCGATGCCACACGATACCTCGCGTTTACCTTGTCTATCACATTGCAGCCGCCCGCAAACGGTTCTATATATATCCTGCTGCCGCTTTCCTCAATCTTTTGTTGAATGATCGGCACTATGAATTTTGTTATTTTGGCTTTACTTCCCATGTATTTCATTTTCTAAAGTCCTTTCTAAAATTTCATCGTGTCGGCTTTCATATTTTGCAAATGTTACGGTGTGGATCTTTGTCAGCATAAAGAATTGTTTCCAATCTTCCACGTTGGCGGGCGGCTTTCCGTTCGCTTTCTTCCAGCCGTCCTGCTGCCATTTCTCCAACCAACCAAACCGGCAGGCGTTCCCTATGTAATCGCAATCTATGTAAATTGTGATGTGGCAGGGTTTTAATAATATCCGCATCGCAGCTATGCAGATTTTCAGATTTAAGGCGTTTCGCGTGTCGCGCTCGATCCGGATCTGCTGTTTCCTTATGTGGCTTTTTCCGGTTCCGTCTATGTACTCTATTACCGCCGCTACCTCTCCTGCGCCTCTTGGGTTTCCTCTGAAATGGCTTTTAACGTATATACCCACTTCCAACTTATCCACCTTCTTTCGATCTGCCTTTTCGTCCAGTATTTACTAGACGGCGCGGCTATTTTGTTTTGAGTTATCCACATATCCACAATCTAACCGCCGCTACCGGAAATGCGTACCATTGTATATTTTTGATATGCCCTGCCGGTAAATGGATCCACGCCGTTATATACGGTGTCTTTGTCTATGTAATAGCCTTTTATCGGTTTTGGATCCGGCAACCACTTTTTCGCCTTTTTGATGATCTCGGTTTTTGGTGTAGGCATTACCAAATTACGGCTGCAACTGTATCTTTGTTTTCTCCCGCCGTCCTTTGCCTTGTATGTCTTTGATGTTTCCTTTATCAGATACGCCGCAAGATCTTTGTATTGTCCGGTATCGTCCAAATATTTAAAATCCGGTCTGCCAAACTTCCATAGCCTGCGCACCCATTTAGAAACGTCCTGCCCCTCAATATGGTTAATCAATAAATGATGATGTATTGCTTTGTTCTCATACTCTGTCACACATACCCATTTCAGATCCTCCCCCACCTTCCTAAACTCTTTCCTTAATCCGTCTATCAGCTTTTTAATGTTTTTCTTTGCCTGCTCCGGTTCCGGTCTTTCGTCCTTCCGGTATGTCAGTGTGATAAACGGATCATCTACTCCGAAATTATTATTTATCTTTAGCCGGAGGGTTCTCTCTGCGTTCATCTGATTAACCTTTTCTATTTCCTCTGCTGAAGGTTTTTCTTTGCTCCCTCTTACCTTTACCCCTACCCTTTTTGTATAACTTTTCGTTACCTCAATCGTTGCCCCTGCCTCTACTGTCGTTTTAAAATATCCCAACTCAATTACACCTTCTTTTGCGTTATATTTTTGCCGTATATGATCCTAAAGTTAATAGTTTGAACAAGCCCAAAACCGGCTTGTTTGCCGGTATTTTGGCTTGACGGCAAACGCAATAAATGGTATAATTTATATAGATTGAGTTATTGCATTTGCTCTAATTCTTAGCCGCTACGCTGCCAACGTAACGGCTATTTTTCTATTCTTTTTTAGGCTCTATATAATGTCGTTTTGTTCTTCCAAATAGTCAAAAATTGTCATTTGCTGATCTTGCCAGTAAAACTTTTCGCCTATGTCGCTTAACTTTTCTTTTGAGATATTCTTAAAATATGGACTGCATAGGTTTGGTTCTTTTTCCATTTCGATTAACCGGAACCATAAATCCCTATGGTTATCATATAAATTTCTTAGTTCTCCCTCTCTTGCGTTAGGGCAAAAGAAACAACCTCCCCTTTGGGTAAACTTGTATAGAGGGGATAACAAGCCATATTCTTCGCACAATTCTTTTGCATCACTTTCAGATAATCCATACTTTGCAAGTAGAGAAATTTTTGTTTTTCTGTCTAATCTTTCTAACCTTTTAGGCTCGTCTATCGCAATGCCGATATATTGTATAGCCTCTTTTATTTCCTGCCGGTTATAAAATTGTTTTATCGGTGGTAGCTTGCAATCTCTGTTTACATCGCATTTTCCACCTACCGCCAACGGAAAACCCACATATTTTCCTATGTTCTTTCCTCTTATCCTCTTTCTGTAAAAACAATCTTGAAATGTCCTCTCGCTCCTTACAACTTCAACTTTATACCCCCATTCCTCAAATTTAGGAATTGCGGTATCATATATAAAATCTCTGTGTTCCGGTAATTCTGCGCTTATGTTTTTATCAAACATAACCTCTGAATAAATAATCAGATCCAACGGTTCGTTATGTATGTGCGCTAAAATAACCTGTGCTACGCTGTCTTTTCCAAAACTGCAACTTGCAACATACACTTGTTTTCCTCTTTTCTTGGCGGTTCCCTTGCTTTGTTCATACATTCCCGCTTTTCGGCTATTTTTTTATTGTGTGGGCTGCTTTTCTCATTAAAAAGCAACTGAAAACTTGTTGACCGTCTACACGCTTTCTAGCAGGCGTGACCGCTGCAATTTTTTC